GCCTTATAGCAACTCTGATATGCCTTTACCTTTACAGCGTTCCCCTTCTACCATGGGTAGATCATGGACGCTGACTGACGTGCAAAGTCCTGGAACCCTTGTGGGTAGAAATCTGTCTGACAGGTAAGGAAGGCTGTGGAACCAGTTTGGTACGCTTCGATCTGTAGCTTTCCGCTTCTGTCAAAGGCAGGAAGAAGGTTAGCTGTTACTACGCTGTCCTTGTGCCATCTGATATAGAAGTTGAAGTGGTAGATTCCATTGCGTGGACATACAAGACTAGAACCATTGATCATACTGTGTGTATCAAATAGCTTCGCATTCCATGTAGGAATGTAATCGGAATTAAAAGGAACATGAACATCGTGAGCAGATGTTCCTACATATGGAACTGTAGTTCCTCTACGTACAGCAGAGATTCTACTACTTACAGTGGAATACTTAGTCAGCGTTCCGTCAATAGTTTCCTGATGCGGATTAGTTCCTAGTACGGTCTGAATAGCGCGGGTCTCGTCATAAGAAACATTTACGTCAGCAGCCTCTACTAGGTCTGTGTAGTCTTGTCTATACGCAAAGTTCTTAATGGCCGCTGGGTAAACTGCTACCATTCGATTCTCCTTATGTGGTTGCCGTTACAGTAATGACGATATTACCAGCAGTTGGAAGCTCATTACTTCTCATAAGAATGTCAGCAGCACCAGACTGAGTTGCATCACTACGAACGAATAGCGGGATGTTAATGTACTGAACTCCCGGAATTGCATATAGAGCAGAGTACACAGAGCTTAGTGTTACACGTCCACCAAGCTGTACGTTAGATGGGGCGAATAGATTCTGGACAGCCTGAGTGGCCTGAATCTGAATAGACGTAGGACTATATCGAGAACTACATCCGATCAGCACTGGGCTACCTGTAGACCCTACGTTGATAGGGATCAGAGAAGCGGCTGTACAGGTCACTACAGCGCCTGCTAGGTCGAGTCCTGTCAGATAGGCAGTCACGGTGTCTAGCGTCGCCTGTGTGGGCACTGTGTTGCCTTGCCCAGTAATGTATACCGTGATGTTGGTATAGGTATTGGCTACTGCATTAGCCTGAGACACAATTGGCAGGGACATGGCTAGGTTTCCATAGTCAGCAAGTGTTACTGCTCTTTGCTGAGTAGTGAACGCACGAGGCGCATTAGCTCTGATCTGGTCAATTGTTTCTGCGGCTGTTCCACCAGATGTTGAAGAAGAAGCAGAAATAGCGACACCATTAATAGCTGAAGCGATATCAACAATAGAGTTAGCAGCAAGGTTACCAATGGTTCCACCACCAACACGATAGTTTGCATACACATTCAAACCGGCTGGAGGTACAGCACCATTGATTCCATCACCAAAGTGAATAGTGACTACGCCATTCTCGTCTACAGTCTCAGCCCATGCTAGATCAGACGAACCAGACTGTTGTAGAGAAGCGACCTGATTCCATGGAAGGATAGGATCTTGACCACTGGTCGTACCAAAGGATGGGTTCTGGATATAGACCGTAATCGATCCACTAACGACTGGATTGTTAGCCAGAGTAAAGCTCTGAAGATCAGAACCATCAGATGTTCCAATCAATTCTGTAGTAATAGCGAATGGAGTTGCAGTGTTATTACCAATAGTAAATACAGCAGATCCTTGAGTAACGCCCTGTACAACAGGTACGACAACTGTTCCGCCATTTCCAGGAACAGTGGCTACCTGTGTTGTCTCAAAGACAATAGGACCATTGATGCTGGATACGTAGTTGGTTGTCACCTGTGTTGCAAGAGGGACTGTCACTGCTCCAGAGGTTGAAGCTGTCTGGAAGGTTACTGTTCCTGTAGCGGCTAGGGCTTGACCAGGTGTATAACCTAGAAGCTGCGCTAGCTGAATAACAGAAGATAGCTGGGTAGCTGTTCCAATATATGCTTCTCCAACAATACGGTCTCCATAGTAGGAGAGAACATCTAGCTCACGTGCTAGAGATTCTAGAAGCATTACCTCAAGGGAACCGGGATTCTGATTGGTCCACTCAGGAAATGCTGTCTTTGCGAAGTCCAGCATGGAATTAATGAAACCTGTGTAATCCTTGCTGGTGTAATCAATAGCGGGTACACCATTAACTGTTGCCACTTACAATCCCTTCCTTTACTGTTCCACCTACAAGGACAGTGACTGTATTTGCTACTGCGCTGGTAGTAGAGGCTGCCACGATAGGTCTATAGTTTACGTTTACTGAAGCCACACCATCATTAGCCTGTGTGACATTTGGATCTACAGATACTACTTCAATTCCAGGCTCATACTTCTGAAGCTGCTGAGTAACCATTGTCTTCATCTCAGAAGCTACAAGAGTATTGTTTACATCGAATAGAAGTCTAGAAAGAGGCAGACCCATCTTGGCTCTCATAGCACGCTGCCCTATCTCAGTAGATACAATAGCGTCAATTCTCTGAGAGACCTGAATATCATTATCTGTTTCTGTCGCCACTGCGCCATTCTCTAGAACAGCGAAGGGGATGCTCATTTGTGTTCCCATATCTTTATTATCCCAGATTAGATGAAGTAGTGTACGCCATTGAGAGAAACCCAAGGTGGTTGATTAGTTGTGCTGTTCGTACCAACAATTGCGCAAGTACCGTCTGTTCTGAAGTCCAGCTTCAAAGAGTTCACTGTGCTGGAAGCAGCGGAACACGCACCGGGAAGTGTACGCAGCGTATTAGGTTGGGCTGCCCCTGTATTGGTAGAACACCAGTTACCGCTGTTGGCAATGCTGCCTGATGGATAGGTGATGTTAAGTCCACCCTTAAGGTTTACCTTAAGACTACCGTATTCATTTACAACTTGGAATTGTGGAGTTCCATTACTGTTTCCATTTCCTGTAAATCCTGAAAGGATTGTAAAGGATGTCCAGTCTTGAATAAGAAAATTAGAATTCCAAATTGAATTTCCAAAGTAAGCAGGCTTAGTTATATCGCCACCACTAAACATTAGCCAAATGGTTGTTCCCACGGCTGGTACAGGTTGTGCTGGATTGACTGGTTCGGCTGCTCTGATCTCTGCTAGTCCAGCAATCTGAGGGCACTGGACTCTAATCTTTCCGCTATTAGTAACGTCAGTATTAGAAGTAACCAGTGCCCTGTAGATTGCATTGTATTTAGGTTGCATAAATGGTAGCTCCTACATTTGATGATATCCATTTTCCGCCTACTAGTTTAGCGGGAACTCCTCTAGTGAGATCCTGTAATGCTGATAGCTGACTAGTATTCGCGGTGTAGATATGATCTCGAATCAGGGTTGCGTCTGTTGTATAAGTGTTGGCGTACTTGTTACCGCCTGGTGGTTGCTTCTCTAGGCAGTGTGTGGCATCATTGACCAGCCACAGACCTACTTCATCAGGAGTCAGCGCAGCACCTACAAGGTTGACAAGGCTGTTTGGATGTACTCTCGCATCTCCACGAAGAGTAGAGGTAGCTGTATTCCAATACAGATTCTTCAAAGCATCCGCTGTTACCTTCTGTTGAGCCTCATAGTAAGACTCAGCAGGAGCATCGTTGTAATACTTAGTGATGTAATCAGCTAACGGATTGCCCGCTGAGTTAGTAGCGCTAGCCAATGCGGTAGCCTGTGTCAATTGATTTGTAGATGGATTCAATCCAATTACATTTCTATTGGCCACAATACCACCATCAGGAGTGATCGTACCTACGACAGGTCTGAAGGATCTAATAGTGTCATATAGTCCTGGCTGATTGTGAGACCAGAACTGTGGAATGTTACGTGCATTATTTCTACTCAGAATTTGAGTGGGATTAATGAAGTATAGATCCGTATTATCCACATAGAATCTGTAGCCAATTTCGTCTGCAATCTGTGACAAGAACTTGAAGTCAGAAGAGTTCTGTAGACGGTAGTCAATGGCTGCCTGGTATACGTGAATGATTCCACGCATCCCATTCTTATTAGCGATGTTTCCAGCAATAGTAGAAGGACTAGTGTGCTTCCACGCGGTGTTGTTTGTGCTCTGCATAACCTGTGAGGCACCAGTGATGGTGTAGCGCACAGTGGTAGTTGTCAACTTGTTGGAGGCTACGTCAGTTCCTAAACGAATCAATTCATAAGAAGATACATAGCCAACAAAGGCGTTCATATAATTAGGCTTCTGTCCATAAACAATCTGGATAGGAGTCTGTTCTTTTATGTACGCCCACTTGTGCGCTGAGCGACTAGCAGTAGTACCGATGTTCGATCCTACGTACACCACATCAAGGAATGCGATGGAGTGAGCATTCATAGACTGAATAATCTTGACACATGGTGTGTATTGTGCTAGCGGAGTAGTTCCATTAACAAAGACTGAGAAGTCTGGATACGAAGGTGAAGGATTAAGCACTTGGAATTCTCACCTGCGTTCCAGGGGTGATGTTATTCCAGAATAGAATTTCTGGATTCGCATCTGCAATTCTCCACCACTGTGTCTCGTCTCCGTATGCAGAGAAGGACAGATAGTCAATCTGGTCCCCTAGCTGCCAGGTATACGTACTGATTCCGTATACGACTGGCTTGCTAGGGGGCTTAATAATGATAGTGGACTTAGTTAGTCCCGCACTATTAGTAATAGGAATAACCTGATCATCAGCATATCTGCTGTAAATACTGATTGCCATAGTGAGTCCTATCCCGAGTTAGTTGTCTTATCTGTTGACTGTACTGGTGGAGTTACTGTAAAGGTTACGTCAACTGCGCAACGTACAGGAACCATCTTCTGTGTGAAGTGAGTATATGTCACATTGAAGGATGAAATGTATCCGAAGTATTCCAGGGAGCCTGATGAGTGGTATCCGAATGACAGATAAGAAGGAATCATCTGCATAGGACCCTGTACAACTACGTCAGCAATACCGTTTGGAAGTCCTGGAAGATCTGTCTTACCTACAATAGCTGACTTTGACTGAGATACAAAAGAGTTAATACCCATGAGATTGTAGAAAGCTTCTACATCAGCACGAACTCCGAATACTCCACCAATAGTATTTCTATACTTAGCATCCCACAATTCATATGTTCTATCGAATAGAAGTGAGAAGTTGATGGCAGTGTTCAGAGAAGTGTTGTATCTTCCAGGGTCATCAGGGTTACGTGCCCAAGAGGGCAGGACACCGTTATTAGTATCCAGCCCTCTTGACTCTTGAATCGTAGAAGGGTTGTACAGGAAGTTCACGATATACGTATCGCTATTGGTCAACCCATCAATCACATCAGGACCAGAGATGATGATTCCTCTGTTGAAGTTCTTGTCTCCACCAGGGTTATAAGGACTCCAGTTACCTGGATTAGTTGCCTTATTTGCTCCACCGACATTCAGAATGTTTGGATGGAACGGGGGATTCTGAAAGGTACGACTACCAGGCTTCCCCTTTATCTCTGGATATAGCTGACCGGAGATTGGCTCTGTAGGTAATTTAGTAGCCATTACTGTCCAATCTGTAGATTCTTAATACGAAGCTGCTCTTCAATTGCGTTAGCAATAGTTTTACCGATGTCGCGGGACTCTGCTGCTGTTCCGCTGTATGTGGCTGGAAGGTTAACGTTGATATCTCCGAAGGAGATTGATCGTCCGCCACCTTGTGAACCCATAGCTCTTTGCAGGTTAGGGTTGAAGGTGTTGTTCACAAGAGACTGACGAATTGTCTCAGCCTGCTGAGCAGGAATAATCATTTCGCCCTTGTGGACTGTGGCTGGCTGATCCTTATCAATATTCCACGCACCAGCAGCATACCAGTTATTCTTCTGGTGGAATGACCAGGCGGACTCAGGAGAACCATAACGACTCTTGATGTAATCCATCATCCAACGAAGCTGGGTTTCACCAGAAGTCTTCCAGTCCTTACCTGCGCTGTTGTACTTAGAAGCAGGAAGAGCCTGAGCTAGACCATATGCACCTGAGCTTGGATTAGTAGCATGAACATTCCATCCCGCCTCAGACATCTCCAGAGCGTTGAAGGAATCCCACTGATTACCCCAGCCATACTTATTCAGTAGGGCCTTGGCGTAAGACTTCAAGTGTCCTGAAGAATTGTTTCCAGTCGCCTTTGGGTTAGCTCCTGTTCCCGCTGAAGTGGTGCTAGAAGTATTAGCAGCCTGAGAAACAATAGGTACACCACTAGCTGATCCGGCAAGTGCAGATGTAATAGCTGCTAGCTCACTGGTTCCACCTAGACTTCCTAGGTCTCCACCAGTTGTGTTCTGAAGATTGTTCAGAGTTCCACCAGAATTGTCTGTGTTCTCGTTTAGGAGATCATTCATATTACCAATAGAACCAACGATTCTAGTAGCACTGGTGTATTCACTTGGGTTAAGTGATCGGATAAGAACCTTAGATCCTGGGTGAGGAGCTTCAATGATCTTGTTATTTCCGATAGACATTACAACGTGGTGAGCAGGATCACCAACGAATAGAAGGTCACCAGGCTGAGTCTTATTGGTAGGAACCTTAGTTCCAATCTTCTGCTGGTCAGCGGCAACACGAGGAATAGTTACTCCCGCCTTACCGTATGCCCACTGAGTAAGTCCAGAACAGTCGAACGCCTTTCCTGGCTGTTCTCCACCCCAAACGTATGGAACACCTAGCTGAGTCTCAGCATACTTAATGATCTGCGCTGCTGATGCTGTAGTGGCTCCCTTAGTGGAAGAGTTTCTAGCAGAGTTACCAGTAGTTCCAGTTACTCCACCTTCTCCTGTAGCTCCACCGAAGATTCCAATACCGGCTCCAATAACTCCACCGACTGCGGCACCTACACCTGTTCCAATAACAGGAACGATAGATCCAACAGCAGCACCAGTAAGAGCACCAGCACCAGCGTCAACACCAACGTTTGCCCACTTACGTCCAGTCTTATTCTTGATGTACTTCTTTGTTAGCTTGTGTCCACCCCAACCAACGGCTAGAGCACCAAGCCCAAATCCACCAGCAGCACCTAGGGCACCAGCAGAAAGATCAAGTAGTCCTGCTCCTCCACCAGTTCCCGCTACGCTCCATACTCCGTCAGCACCTTGGGTTGCTCTCAAGGCTCCGTTGGCTGTAGTAGCTGGACCACCTCTACCGAACATCCCTCCCAGTCTTCCAGCCAAACCGCCTATACCGCCGCCTCCGCCCCCGAACATACGCGCTGCTCCTAGGAGTCCAGCGCCTGCCCCAAAGGCGCTCCCAAAGCCACCTAGGGCGTTTGAGAAGGGTGCTAGGAATCCAGAGGAAGCACCGATAGCAGTATCAAGGTGAGTCATCTGTAGGAACTTAGTAAGTGCCTGACTGAACTTGTCTACTGCCTTTGTAGCTGAGTCGAATGCAGGAGCTAGAGAATTCAGAATGTCATTCTGTCTTGTAAGACGAGTGGCATTCAAGTTTCTCTGGTTCTCAAACATAGAGGAACCCATACCAGTAGTCTTAGCCAACTGATTAACAGCGGATCTATTTCCACCAGCGGCCTGACTAAGCAAACTGTAATACTTGCTCTCACCCATTCCCTTTTGCTGAGCGGCTACCTGTCCCTGAAGAATGTTCTGGTAAGACTGAATGGTTGACTGGCTCCAACCAGCCTGAGCACCAATAGCCTGTAGGTTTACATTAAGAGATCCACCCTGCTGAATAGCTGCGTTGAATCCCTTTAGATCTACACGCTGATTACCAAAAGTTCTGTTAAAGATTCCTTGAGCGATATTGCTCATAGAGTTCTTTACACCACCAGCAAGGATAGGACTTCCATATCCATAAGCATTAAGTGCTGCTAGTGATCTACCTGTATATGTCTGCTGTGCTGCCAGCGCTCCACCATACGCGCCCGCTGTCGGATTGGCGTACGCAAATGCACGAGACTGAGCCTGACCACTTACGAATGCTGGATTAGCAGAACCATTAAATTGCGATGCACCGAATGTGTACTGATTAAGATAAGCAGCTCTTGCAGCGTCCGTAGCGTTCAATGCTGCGTTGTTGTTATTAAAAGCTGTGGCTCTTGCTACACGGTTAGCCTGCTGGAAGTTACTTCCTTGGAATCCACCAGCGGTAGCGGCTGTAGTTCCGTAGTAGTCAAGCTGGAAGTTACTAGCCATATTCTTGTTAGCGTAATTAACAAGAGCGGAACCTACACCAGCTACAGCGCCTACAACAGCACCAGCACGGGACATTCCCATAAGGCTACCGAAGCTACCGCCCCCACCATTGTTGGCTCCGCCATTCATACCGCCAAGAGTGAACCTACCTCCACCACCATTAGTAGTACCAGGACGATTAGAGTTCTGATTCCAGGCAGCACCAAAGGCACTCCCACCATTATTGTTATTGGAAGCGCCAGTGTTTCTTGATGCAGAACCTACAGTAGCTGTAAGTCTATTAATTTGTGTTGTTAAAGAATCAACCGCCTGCTGTAGACCATTGGTCCCTAACAGGCGGCTGGCTCCGATATTCGGCCCGGTTGAGGGCGGAGTAGGTGTAGCCACTGAAGGTCTCCTAATGTCAAGTTGTTACTTTCAATTATATTACCTGTAAGACATTCCACTGAAAGTAACGCCTTGGCCTACAGACCTAGTGACGATTTGATTGCTGTTATTAAGTTGGTGCATTCTTTCATATTCTTGTTCCAACTTATAGAGATATCTTTTAATCCAGTGTTTGCGCTCTCTATAGGTTAGCTTTCTGATTTCAGAAAGAGGCCAATGGAATGCATCAGTTAATTGCTCATATTCCTTATAAAGATTCTGATAATCAGAGTTCACGAAATAGGATACCCACGCTTAGTGGGACAGAAACCTCCCCTTCGCATGAAGAGCAAAGGGCAGTTACTTGATCGTATCGTGGACCAGGCTGGTTGTTGTAAATGTATTCCTGAAGAGTATTTCTGTCAGCAATACCAAGCTTCTTTACATCTGCCAGCCCGTTGGACATCTTCTCTGTACCGTCCGCTTCGATGAATGAGATAACACATTCAGCTAGGGTAAGAGAATTCATCTCGGGAATTGTTAGGTTGTTCTTGAAGATCTCGTTCTGGACAGCACCAGTCGGGAATTGAATCTTGGCCTTTCTTCCCCTACGTAAGTCTATAAGGAACTCCCTAGTCTCGGGATCATCTAACTCCTTGACAGGGATGTCCTTTAGATTTAACTCAAGGTCATTCAGTTCCTGGCAGTGAGGGCACTCGATCTCATAGACTTCGAATTCATCTCCGAAGGTTGCTCTACGGATTCCTAGGACAAGCATGTCTAGGTCTCCCTGAAGCAGACTGTCTAGAAGACCCTGAGTAATGGGCTTTCCTCCTACAGAAACTGTCCCGCATAGCAGAAGAGTATTTACGTACTTGGCTGCATTGTTAGAAGCACGAGCCTTAGCTAGCTTCTCTTCATGCTCTCCGGTCAACTCTTGAACTTCAGCATCCTGACGAACCTTACCATCCAAGACGACACCCGCAGGTAGCTTGATCTGCGTGTCTGACATTTCGTCAATGACAGGGGCAGGGTTCAGAGATTGAAGAACCTTCTTTGTTAGAGAATTTAGTTCTTCTGTGTTGTTGCTCTGTACAACCTGCCCCTGATCGTCGTCAAAGGACATTGAATACTGAGGCATCTGGTGTTCCATACATTCTCCAAATATTGTCACGAAAAGATTATTACTTATTCTATCTTAGTTGAAGGTAACTCCAGATAGACCAATCTTAGATGCTAGCTTAAAGTCAAAGCCCTCGTGAGCTAGAGAAAGCTGCTGCATAAGAACTGCGTTAGCTCCTGCGTCTAGGTCAGAGAATGCAATGCTTGTTGGCCATGCGTTATACACGCGATAGATAGCCTTTACTGGAACAGTAGATGTGGTTACTGGGTGATCAAGAACCATGATGTCCACAGTGGCGCGGAAATCCTTACCAGGAGAACCAGTACCAGTTCCCTGCATAACAGTGAACAATTCCTTCATCCACTGCCACATAGGACCAGAACCTACCGCAACACCCTGAGATAGGGTGATAGGTGCGAAATCGCTCTGACCAGGCATTTTCTGGGTAGTTGTGTTCATTCCGCCCTCACGGTACGGAATCACCTCAGTAGTGATGTTAAGACCCGAAACGGTCATAAAGCCCAGGGTTGCAAAGCCCTTGATGTTCGGGTGCATGATGTTGACATTGAACTTGAAATTACGTAGGGGGTCCGTAGCCAAGTGCGCAATAGAAGGTGTCGCCTTGGCTAGCGGAGATGCGTTGGACGTAGCCATTTATTTACTCCTTAGCTGGAAGTGGTTGAAGAAGAGGCCATCTGGTTAATGTCGATGACGATGAACTCAGCAGGACTATTCAGAGCCAATCCAACCTGAACGTGGACTTCACCAGCAGCTACAGAAGTTGCTGTGTTGTTGCCCGCGTCACACTGTACGAAGTAAGCCTGGTCAGCAGTGTCTCCCTGAAGAACACCTTGCTGCCAAATTCCCTGTAGGTACTGAGTAACGATAGCGCTAAGGGTTGCCCACAGTGTGGAGTTGTTGTTCTCAAAGATAGCGACTTGAGTAATCTCTTGCAGCGTTTCTGTGATGTTCATCAAAGTACGCTGAATTGAAACGTAACGGTTTGGCAGGTTAGGCATAAGAGTTCTTGCGCCCATTACACAGTAACCATAGCTGGATACGTTACGGATGATATTAATTCCGTGAGTGTTTAGGGAATCCAGATTTGAATTCTGGAATGCAAGCTCTACTCCAGCTACTCTCTGAACAGGAACTGTTACTCCAGCAGGAGACTTTTGTACTCCATATAGAGCGTCTGTCTGAGAGTACAGACCAAGAACAGCGCCACCAGGTGGAAGAGTTCTTGTGGCTCCTGGTGTGGCAGAGATAGGATCTGGAACTTGTAGCCAAGGTGCGTAGATAGCTACTGTAGGTGTAGGAGTAATCTCGGAGTTTCCTACAGTCATAGCTAGGTAGTTATTTACAGTGGCGGACTCAGAAGGAGTTACACCATCAGAGCCAATGATTGCTCTTGGAGCATCTACAACCACGAATAGATTTGGCTGTGTTTCTGTCCAAGCAAGGATAGGATTCAGAACGCTAGTATCAGTAACACCAGGGAAATTCAGATCTAGGTTGCTTTGAATAGTAGCCAGACGCTGTGCGGCTGTTAGAAGGCTTGGAGTACCCGCACCATCAGAACCAGAGGCAAGAGCTGTAGGGCTCTGTAGACGTGGTGTGATGTCTGGAATCCAAGTGGTGTAGCTTCCAAGGTCGCTAGCCTGAATGTACTTAGATCCTAGAAGGGTAGAGTTAATCATTCCTACTGCATAGCGTGCATCTGTTCTATTCATTGTCAGATCTAGGAAGCGCTCAACAATGTTAGAGTCAGCAGTTCCACCATAACGAACTACTACATTGAAACGTCCAGCACCAGTTGTGCTATCAGTAATGTCAATGTAAATGTTGTTACCCCATGCGCCTACAGCGGCACAGGAGATCTTTAGGATAGGAACAGCAGTACCTGTTGAGTTGAATGAAGGAATTGCTCCCGCAGGAGTGTAAGAACCATCATCAGTAAAGGTAGCTGTTGACTGTCCAGTAACGTGGGAAAGGAATAGTGGTGTAGAGGTAACTCCACCAGTTGTTAGGTTACGACGGTAAATGGTGTAGCCAGTAGCTCCAGTTACAGGAGTCCAAGTTACGGTTACCTTGTTTACAGAAGTTAGTACCTGGTTAGCCACCGCAGTAGCAGGAGTACCACCATCGGTCTCACCGTTGGCGTTGGTAGAAGTAACTGTGTACTCATAGGTGTAGGAAGGAGTCACAGTACCCGCTGGAGTGGCTGTAACACCCGCTGGAGGCTGGATAGAACCTACTCCGTCCTCACGGTCATTCAGTGTCTGTGTGGCTGTTACAGCGTCGCTGGCAGCCGCGCGAGTTACGTAGCACTGGTTTCCATTGTTGGCAAAGTACTGCCATACAGCGAATGGAAGGTAACTGGTTCCATTTCCAAATCCACCAAAGATGTTTAGGAAATCATTCCAGCTTGTTAGAAGAGTCGGCTGAGTAGGTCCCTGTGTATGAGTACCCACGAACGCCGCAGTAGATTGCCCAGGGGAAGTTGTCCCCGTAGACAATGGAGTTAGTGAGGTATTTACGTATACCCCAGGACGCTGATAAGTCATTGAATCTCCTAGC